GCTTCTCCATATTGGAAAATAGATTTGAATACACCATAATTTTCAGCTTGGTTTTTAATTCTAGTTTTACCTATGGAGAAATTATTATCACCAAAGTAAGTTAAATGCAAATTCATTTTTATGTGTCATACAAAACTTATTATACCAAAAAAGAGGAGTTTATACAACTCCTCTGATAGGTCTACCATGCACGCCACCAATTCTTTGACTGGAAATTGGAAACCAGGCGGGAGTAATCTCCATCCGCACCACCAATTTTTGAGAAAAATTGGAAAACAACTAGGGTCATGATTGACTCCACCAGTACTTTTAAAGTCTCTCCGTGACTATGCTCCGACCAGTACTTTTATAGTCTCTCCGTGACTTAAGCTGCCTCTACAGTCTCTAGATCCTGTGACACATACTCCATAAGCATCTCGTAATCATCTAATGGATCCCCAGAAAAAACAATGCCTTGATTCTCATAAAATTTAAACAGTTTTTTATATAGTTTAGGATTTTTAACATCTAGATAAAAGTCTCCATTAGCTGCGCCGCGAATGGATTGCATGTCTTTTTTGAATTTTTCTGTAATTGACATTTGAGTTGATTAATCTAGTTTTAATTAATTGATGGACAGTAGAAGACAGCTTTTGCTGTCTATGGGAACGCTGGGGCTTGAACCCAGAACCCCAGACTTATAAGGTCTGTGCTCTAACCACTTGAGCTACGCTCCCGATACAACCTAATATAACATGTTAGGTTTGGTTTGTCAAGCACCTCAAGATGCTTCTTCGTGATTGGTGTAGATCTCTACAATTTCATCATCAGAAACTGAATCTATCGACATTTTTATAGTTTGATTATATGGAACTATAACTGCACTTTTATTTCCATCTTTTATAAGGAATGATTCGCCATTTTCAACTCTTGTCATAAGAGTATCAAATTCATCTTGGAATTGCTGCACAGTATATGATTGTAATTGATCTAGTTCTTTCATTTTTATGAAGTGAGGTTATATGAGTCGGGATGACAGAATTCGAATCTGCGACTTTCGCTTCCCAAAAGCGACACTCTATCCAAGCTGAGCTACATCCCGTTATTTCTTATTATGTATGTACATTATACCGGCAAAAGGAACGACTGTCAACCCCATCCCACAAAGAAAAAGAAAGAATGGGTTTGCTGCAAGAGTTTCCACTAAATGAAACATTTTATTAATCCCTATGTTTATCTTACATGATGTCCGCCAAACATGTAACGCATTCCATTTAAGATCTTTGCTCCGAACGATCCGAGATTGCGTGAGTTAAATCTTTCAAATAAGGCAGTAGTAATGACAGGAGCGGGAACCCCCAGATCCACAGCGGCAGAAACAGTCCAACGACCCTCACCGCTGTCGGATACGCCACCAGAGAACTGTTTAAGCTCACCATCCCTGCGTAGCACATCAGCAGTAAGATCGAGTAACCAAGAGCCAACCACACTACCACGACGCCATAACTCAGCAACCTCAGCAACATCAATATCATAGCAGTAACTTTCTGGATCTGCCATTGGAGCGACTTCTGCATCACCTTCTTTAATATATTGAGCACCTGCATTAGCGTTCTTAATAATATTAAATCCTTCTGCGTATGCTTGCATTATACCATACTCAATGCCATTATGCACCATCTTAACAAAATGCCCAGCGCCTGGATCACCACAATGCAACCAACCAAATTCAGCAGAAGTTACATCTGAGTTAAACTGAGTCCTGGAGGCAGCATTGATTCCTGGCGCAAGGGCATCAAATATTTTTGCACAAGTGGCGACTGCAGTATTTCCGCCACCAACCATAAGACAGTATCCACGATCCAGACCGTAAACACCACCACTAGTACCGCAATCAATATACTGGATGCCTTGCTTTGCAAGTCGTTCTGCTCTTTTCCGACTGTCTTTAAAATTGCTATTGCCATGATCAATAATAATATCTCCTTCACAACAATATCGTAGTAGTTCATTAATTGTCTCCTCTACATTTTCAGCAGGTACAACCATTTGAAAAATTCCTGGTTGTTTCCCATCTCTTTTAACTACTTTGACGAGATTTTCAATAGTAGTTACAACTCCATTCACATATCCTTTTTCATATGCTTCGTTTGCTTTATCGTAATTTCTACGATAGCCCCAGACTTCTATTCCTGCCTTCATCATACGACGAGACATCCCTTCGCCCATTCGTCCTAGTCCAATCAATCCAACTTTCATTTTTCCCAATCCTCGTAAATTTTTCTAAAATACATGTCCACTTTGATCAAACTATCTAAGTGAATATTACACTCATAATTATGATCATCACACCATTGTAGAGCAATTTCGTGAAACTTTTCTTCACTCATAACTCGTTTGACGCCATACAACCTAGCAAATGATGACATTACAAAGTTCCAACATTGATGTTCTTTTTTCATTATTGGTACGCATTATTGAGACCCCAATAAAGAAAAATACCAATAAGTCCAAATATTAGTATTGTGTTTAGTATTAAACTATTCATCTTCTTCATCCTCATAAAATGATGATTCTTCAAAAATCTCTTCCATTTTTTCTTTAAAATTGTTTAGTGATATTAATCTATGGAAATGAAATAACGCCAACAAATCTCAGTAATCCTCCAAAAAATAAAGTAAGAGCCACCCAACCGATGCATACACTAATGATATGAGCATTACGGTTATGTCGTCGTATTGCTGCATTGATCATCTCCTGGACTTCAGAACGAGTAATAAATTCATCAGGAGGTTCCATCATTTTTCATCGCCAAGAAATTTTGCTAACGGATCTTTGCCAGTCCTCACTATTTCACATGCTCTTTTATAAAACATATTATCTATATTACCAGATTGTTCAAATGTAATTTTTATTTTAACCCAGTTTTCAAATGTTCTAGTATCCATTGAAACAGTGGCATATAATAAGTAATTATAACTAGTAACATTCTAATGTCAATTGTTTATCTTGATATAAAAACAAACTAATCAATAACCGTGATTTTTGATACCTTTTGTATACTTTCTCAACAAAACACCTGCTAAAGAATTTGCTTCATTTTCACATTCTGATCCATCCTCCCCACTCATCTCTTTACCACTTTGCTTCTGGTGGTAATGCACAAGTTCATGCGCAAGTGTCCTATAAACATCTAAAGGATGTCTTTGTGCTACTTGAATTTTGATTTCATCACTACCTAAATTAAAACAACCGAATGTTTTATTGTCAATCGAAAATTGTGGGTCATCTATTACGATGACTTTTGGTAATGAAGATAATCCAAGTTCACCTTTAACGAAATCCATAAAATCTTTAACTTGAACTTTTTTTGATTCAGTAAGAAACTCTTTAAATCTCATGAGTTTTTTAGATATTTATTAACAGAGGATAATGGAATCGAACCATCAGGCGTGAACCTGGCCACGCTTTCAAGGCGTGTTACTAACCATTAGTGCTATCCTCTTTACTTAATTAGCGAACTTCAAAATCTAATTTACGGACTTTTCTTTGGCGTCTTGCCTCTTGCCACATAATATCTTCATTAGTTAAAACTCTGTTGGATTCTTTTTGAACATAAGAATTCAACATCACTATCTTAGATAAATCTAGAGCAGATATCTTATCTCCCTTAATTGTAGCCATATTTAAACAACCACATGATCTAGATTGTCCAGGATGTGCAGTCACTTCAACATTACATTCTTTGCATCTTATTCTTAACATTTTAATTCATTATGAATTTATTTGGTTTTATTATTTATACTAAAAAACTCACCCTGTAACAGGTGAGTCACAAAAATATTTATACCTCTGTCTAGGAATCGAACCTAGTTTCCAAGTGCATTGTCTGCCTGTCCTTACCAATAGACTACCAGAGGTTGTGGTAGGTGTTGGGAACTTTACCTATGTCCCCACTCTTGACATTCACCCAAGCACCAGTTTAAACATCGACCTGGGGAGAGGTTTTGGCACCTACAATACGAGCGGGGGTGATCAAGTCCCCGACCTAAGAAAACTTAGGATTTCGAGTGGTCTCCAATAGCCGTTCTTATCCCCCATAAGGAAGATGTAGGTATCGAACCTACAAAGGACAGTCCCTAACGGAACCGCTGGGAATTCCACCCAGAACCATTATGAAAGAATCGGACATTTCCAACCCTTTCAACTCCCATCGTAGGTACTGCCCCTACCAATCTCTGATTAACAGTCAGGCCCGTTCGCTTGCTCGGTCGATGGGAATAAAGAACCCGAAGGTTCAGAGCGGGTAACCGGAATCGAACCGGTGACTCCAACTTGGAAGGATGGCATTTTACCCCTAAACTATACCCGCTTATAAGACAATCATAAACTATTTTAGTTTGATTGTCAAGTCTTTTTTTTATTTTTGAACCACTTCAAGATCAACACCAATGGCTCGAAGCCAAGTATTTAGATTCTCCATAAGAAATTCAATATCAGGATTTTCAAAATTAATTCGAATATCACGAATCGTATCATGATTTTCATTCCTGGCAGAATAGCCAAGATCATAAGAAGTGTTGGTGGTTTTGTTCTTTGCCATGATTTAAGGAATAATTAAAAAAGAGATAAAATATCTCTAGCGACTCAGGTTGGGGTCGAACCAACGACCGACTGCTTAGAAGGCAGTTGCTCTATCCACTGAGCTACTGAGTCATAAAGTAGGTTCCTATCGCCGCCACTCCTGAACCTACTGAAGGGGAGTGCCGCAGTTGATCTCTCAACCATAACATCATACCAGTTAAGGATCTGATTGTCAAGGTGGGCAGGGAGGGATTTGAACCCCCGTAGGCAGAGCCAGCGGATTTACAGTCCGCCTCCATTAACCACTCGGACACCTACCCGAGAGACCTCCCTGTTTGTGCTTCTACGAGAGGCATGGGAGGGGCGGGACTTACGCAAGGTTTGGACCCCTGTTGCCCATAAAACAATCATAAGACATAAAGTCAAGATTGTCAAGTCCTCGTTCCCAGACTCGAACTGGGACTCCTTTCAGAAGCGGTTTTTGAGACCGCTGCGGCTACCGATTACGCCAAACGAGGATGTAAGAAGTATATCATTGTTTATTGCAGCTGTCAACCCATGGAGCACATAACCTCATTTCTCCACCAAGTGATTTACATTCATCAGTGTAACACACTGATTTGTCTATGTCAAGTTCATTGTATATGGGCTTATATTTTTTATCTGCCTCATTTATAATTCTATCATATTCTGGAGTAACTTTTGTCAATGCCATATCTACTTCAAGTTCTACTTTTGCATCTATTCTTTTTTGGTTATCGATTATTTCTGGAATTTCTTGTTTTAAATTTAATCTTTCAATTAAAAGATGATATATCTTCCACAACTCTTTTTCATTAATATTCATCCAACCAGATAAAGAAGCAATTATTATAATAACTATAGAACCAATAAAAAATCCTTTAATATTTTTTATTCCTATTGCTGGTAAAACTTTTAATTTTCCTTCTTTGACTTCAAAAAGTTTAAACATTTTTGTTTTCCCAAAAATCTTTTAAGGCAGCATCTACTGTTCCTTCTATATCAATTCTATCTTTTTTATTTCGAAGTTTTTTTGTGTCAAATGTTAATGTGGGTGATATATCTCCATTTTCTTCTACTTTGATTTTTGCACCAAATACATTCCCTTTAGGTTGAATATTAATCGTATTTGATGATTCTAATGATACTTCCAATTTATCATTAGATGCTTTCAAGTAACCTGCTTTAGCAATTATATCTACCGCATCTTTTTCTGAATCTGGGAGATTATCTATTGACATAAGAAAGGGGGAGCGTTAAATACTCCCCCTATATATCAAACTTCTACCGTGATCAGTTTGGAAGCATATTCATGAGCATACGATGTGCGAGCACCATGATGCCCCCAACCAATCCAACTATACGCATAGTCCATGTAACGATTGATAGACTTACCAGGAGTTTTCATCCTGTCTTCAATTCGTTTCCATTGAACTTCAGTCGTTAGATAACGAAGTTGCGTTGGAAGTGCTGATGGAGAACCACCAAACTTCTTAGCGAAATCACCCAATCCATAATAACGATCGGCAGATGTCCATTGGATCAGACCATAACCACGACCGCAGTGATGGTACTGAGTCCTACTACCACCTTCACAAATGTTAGGAATAAAAGTTGATTCCTGACGAATATTACCCATGATGGTAGCAAGGGCGTTTCTGTCTTTAATACCACGATCCTGGAAAAATGCCAGGGTAGCATTCTCATGTTCATTACACCCTTTACAAATTAGCCTTTTCTCTTTTGGCTTTTCGGGAGCAACCTCTTTGGTCGCTGTCGTAGTTTCAAACTCCTTAATAACAGAAAACGGCACCGGAGGTGTCGTCAAAGGAGGAAATACAGGCAGTGTTGCCACATTGGTTGTAACCGATGCCAAAACAGGCAGGGCTACAGTAAAGAATTGTTGCATTAATTTTAATAGAATC